ATGACATCATCGCAGGCGTTCCAACGATTTCTGCGGTTACAATGTTTGAGGAAGAAACCTTTGCGATTGCCGACATTACGCTTGGCAATCCAACGGTTGATAACATCGCGGTTAGCGTTGAGTACAATCTAGCGACAGGCGATCTAACGTCTACGCCAACGGTTGATAGCATTGTAACGCTATTCCAGCAGCTACTTACGCCAGACGAAATCACGGCTGGTACGCCAGTTGTTGATAGCGGTACGCTTACCTTCTTCTATGACTTTGACGCGACAGAGATTACGCTGGGTGCGCCAAGCGTTGATAGCATTGCGTTTACGCAGTTCTTCAACTTCAGCGCGGATGACATCACAGCAAACCCAATTGTTGACACCCTGCCGTTCTTCCAGACACATATCTTGGCGGGCGATGAGATTACTGCGGGCGTACCAACATTGCCTGTCAGGTTCTTGTGGGATTATCAGGAGCCAGTAGACAAGACATGGACAGAAGTTTCTGATATAACAGACATATGGACGGTCGTGCAGGACGCGGCGTAAAGGAGATTTAGATGGTTTTAACAGTAACCAAACCCACGGTAGGCGGTTCTGAGGATAGTTGGGGTACAACCATCAATACCGCGTTGGACGATATTGTCCTAGAAATAAACAGCAATGCTGACGGTACGAACACAGTCACGCCTAATCTTGGATCGGGCTGGGAAGTTGGCGGCGTTGCAGTTACGTCAACTGCGGCAGAGCTAAACATCCTTGATGGCGTAACAGCTACAGCGGCTGAGCTTAACACTTTAGACGGCGACACGGCAGCAATATCCACAACTGTTGTTGATGCTGACCGCGTTGTGTTTAACGATGATGGCACAATGAAGCAGGTCGCCATGAGCGATCTCAAAACCTACATCAATGCCTCTGTGGGTTCTGGCTCAGTCACAAGCGTTGCGATGACAGTACCAACTGGCCTGACCGTCAGCGGAACGCCAATCACAACGTCAGGCACATTGGCGGTTTCGCTGCAATCAGGTTACAGCATTCCAACAACGTCAAGCCAATCTAATTGGAACACGGCGTATGGCTGGGGCGATCACTCATCGCAGGGCTATTTGACATCTGCGCCTGCGCCAACAACTGCACAGGTTGGTTCGGCAACTACTGGATTGCTTGCAGACAGCTTAGGAGCTTATGCGTTTCTGAAAAACACCTCAGGCAACCCTGATGGCACGGCTTCTGGCAGTAGTATGTATTATTCCAACTCAACTTCTAATGCTAATGTCAGTGGTACGAACCCTTCTGGAACATGGCGGCGCATGGGATACCAAGCAGACACTAATCCGACAGTATTCTTGAAGATATTAACGTAGGTGAATTAGGCTATGAGTGTAACAATCACAGAATATAGAAACGCGGTATCCATGTCGTCAGACAACTCAATAATGGATGTTGAGATTAATCATCCCGTTTATGGTTGGGTGCCATATACTATTAACACAAGTGTCACTAATCCTTCAGTTGATCGTGAAGCACTTTTGTCCCTAATCGGCACAGACTTCCAAGCATTTTCACAAGCGGATCAAGATGCGCGCGTTGCTGTTGTGATGCGTGGCGAGAGAGATTACCGATTAACGCATGAAGTAGACCCTATCGTAACCAATCCATTACGCTGGGCAGACTTAACAACTGCAAAACAAAACGAATGGACGCAGTACCGCACTGACTTGCTCAACGTTCCACAGCAAGCAGGCTTTCCAAACACCATCAACTGGCCCACTAAACCAGAGTAACGCGCATGGCTCTCATACCGCTTAAAATCCCCGCAGGCTTCTACCGCACAGGTACGGAGCTAGATGCATCTGGTCGTTGGCGTGATGGCTCACTTGTTCGCTGGCGTGACGGATCGCTGCGTCCTATCGGCGGCTGGCGTGTAAATGAGAACATCGCCAGTATTACGACTAATGCACCGCGCGGAATGCATACTTGGGAGAGCAACAACGGTACACGCTACGTTGCGGCGGGATCGTATAATGAGCTATTTGCGGTTGTCTCTGGTGGCACTGCATACGACATTGCTCCAACTGACCTAACAGCGGGGTCAGAGGATGCTGCGGTTAATATCGGTTACGGTTATGGCTTTTATGGCGCAGGTACATATGGCACACCGCGTCCTGACACAGGCAACCTAGTTGCTGCAACTACATGGTCGCTAGACAACTGGGGTGAATACCTTGTCGCGTGTTCTACGGCAGACGGGCGCATTCTTGAGTGGCAGCTTGGCACAACATCAGATGCAGCGGTGATTGCAAACGCTCCTATAAACAACAGCGGTATAATCGTCACAGAAGAACGCTTTATATTTGCATTAGGCGCAGGCGCGAACCCACGCAAGGTTCAGTGGTGTGACCGTGAGGACAACACGACATGGACACCCGCAGCAACAAACGAAGCGGGTGACATTGAGTTGCAAACGTCAGGCCAGATTGAAACGGCTATTCGGACACGCGGTCAGACGCTAATCATCACTGACATTGACGCGCATACAGCACGATACATTGGCCCACCCTATGTGTATGGCTTTGAGCGTGTCGGCACCTCATGCGGGATTATTTCACGCAAGGCAGCGGCAGACGTTGACATGGGTGTGTTTTGGATGGGCAACGGCGGGTTCTATCGCTTTGACGGTAACTTGGTTTCTGAGATACCGTGCGATGTTCACGACTATGTTTTCAACGACATCAACACCTCACAAAAAAGCAAGACTTGGGCGTTCACCAATGGTCAGTTTGGCGAAATCTGGTGGTTCTACTGTTCATCGGATAGCACTGAGATAGACCGCTATGTGGCGTTTGATTACAAAGAAAACCACTGGCTGATCGGCAACCTATCCCGCACCTCTGGCGCGTCACGCGGCGTGTTTGAGTATCCAATGCTCATGGATGCAAACGGCGCAATGTATGACCATGAGGTTGGATTGTCCTACGCAGTCAGCGGCACAGAGCAATCTGTATTCGCAGAAAGCGGCCCGATCAGCATTGGCAACGGCGACAACATCATGCAGGTCACAGACCTAATCCCTGACGAAAAGACGCAGGGCGATGTAGACGTTACGTTCAAGAGCAGGTACTACCCCAACGACACAGAGTACACGCATGGGCCGTATACACCGTCTAGCCCGACTGCCGTGCGCTTCTCAGGTCGCCAGATTAGAATGCGCGTAGAAGGCGATGCGCCTTACGCAGCGTGGCGTGTTGGCACAATGCGGGTAGACGCAAAAGCGGGTGGGCGTAGGTAATGGCGGCACCCGTACTCCCACCGATTGGCGACAACGTAAAGGCTTGGGGCAATAACCTAACTGCATATCTGCGCAGGCAGCTTCCACGCTTGTATTTTAAGACAGCAGACGACAATCCATCGGAGAATGGCGTGATCTTGTGGGATGACGAAAACGGTTATCCCGTTGTGTCCAAGAATGGCGCGTTTGTGCAGATCGTCTTAGAAGACGGTCAATACGCTGGCGCAGTCACAACAGATCAAACAGCGGCATCCATAAACACAGCGTATGCACTAACATACACCTCTAGCATTGCCCAAGGCGTAACTAACGGAACGCCTGCAAGTCGCATTGTGTTCGCTGAAGCTGGTCAATACATGATTAGCTTTTCTGCGCAAATTGCATCAACGTCCAGCAGCACAGTGAACTTCTGGTTCTGGCCTCGTATCAACGGGGTAGATGTCACGGGATCAACGATGAAAAACGCGCTGCACCAAAACGGTTCGGTTCTGGTTGTGTCACGCTCTGCGATTTTTGATGTAAGTGCCAATGATTATTTAGAGGCTATGTGGGCAGTAGATAGCACAAGCGGGTTTTTAGATGCCACGGCTGCAACTGCATTTGCGCCTGCCGCGCCTGCGTCAACGATTGCAATTACGAGGTTGCATGGCTAGGGGTGTCAAGGGAAACAAAATGTGCTATAAAGCATTAAGGATTTCGGAGTAAAACAATGGGCGTAATGGATTTTTTGTTTGGCAAGCCAGACCAAACGGGGCAACTAGATCCGCAAACCAAAGCTGCGCGTGATTTTTTATTGAACCAAATGCTGATGCAATATTCAGCAGGGCCAGTAAATTTGCCACAATATGCGGCTGTAGCACCTGCGGCACAGTATAGCGGCACAAACGCTTTGCTTAGTTCTTTGGGTTTAGAAACCGTTGCGCCCCCTTCTATGCCTACAACTACAGTCGGCGGGATGGAAGTTTATACAAGTCAGCCATTTCAAGAGCAGATGGAAACATCGTACGCTGAACAGTATCCCGGTCAATACGATTACTTGCGTTCTTTTTACATGGACCCAGTAACAGGTGAGTTTGGTGAGCGTTCTTATGGCTATAATGATCCTATGGCTACGCAACCTGTGGCACCTACTGGCGGTGGCGGCGGCAATAACGACAATGATAGTTGGAGTTCAAGTCCCACAGCTACAAGGTACAGTTCAACAGGTCGTGCGCCAACAGTAAGACCGAGATTAAGGCCAACTAGTGCGGCAGATACGGAAACAACATTTGGTGCAGATTTATCGCGCTCACTGTCTGATCCGTCATATGATCCAGAAGGCACAGTTGTTTCACGCGCTTTAGATCGCATGTTTGGAAGGGGTTAAGTTATGATTGGTTCAAATGTATTTGGTCAAGCCCAACAATACCAAACACAAGCTGGTGACGTTTACCGTAGAATGGCAAATTTCCAAGCACCTACGGTTCAAGCTGTTGGTCAAACGCAAGCACCTACATTAGCGCAGACAGATATATCGCAATATATGTCACCATATACTGAACAAGTTATTCAGCGCGGTGAAGCAGATATTGCGAGGCAGCGCGAACAAGCTTTGAACGCATTGGGGGCGCAAGCAACACGCGCGGGTGCATTTGGCGGTGCACGTTTTGGCTTAGCAGAAGGTCAAACATATGGTGACTACGGACGTATGGCTGCAGATATGGCTGCACAGCAGCGTCAACAAGCATTCAACCAAGCAATGCAATCTGCGCAATATGATGTAACTGCACAGCGTTCGGCGGCAGAACAAGCGGCTGCAAGAGAACAAGCGGCCCGTATGGCCAATCTGCAATCAGCATTTACTGGTCTGGGTTATCAGCAAAGTGGTGCATCGGGTTTATCAGGCTTGGGGCAAACAATGTTTGGTCAAGGTATGCGCGGACTAGAACAACAGCAACGCGCGGCAGCACTCGCCCAACAGCAACAACAGCTAATGTTGGATGCAGCTAGAAATCAAACTTTGGCTAATTTAGGTTATCCTCAACAAGCACTGCAAACTGGTACAAGTATTTTAGGCGGTTTGCCAAGCAATAAAATTACACAATCAGGATCGCCGGGATTGTTTGATATTCTATCAGGCTTTGGATCGTTACCTTTCTAGGAAAAACGAATGTACAGCAATCGTGACTTACTAGCTAAAACACTACAAGCCGAAGCTGGCAATCAAGGCCTCGGCGGTATGATGGCTATTGGTTCTGTGATTGCAAATCGTCTAGGGCAAGGTCAAAGTTGGCGTGATGTGATACTTGCGCCTGGTCAGTTCTCAGCATGGAATAAGGTCACAGGCTATGCAGGTGGTGAGCAAGGCCAAGATATGACTGCGCTCGAGCCAAGTGCAGATGCATATGCTGCGGCAGATGCCATTTTATCAGGTGATTTTGTAGATGTAACAGGTGGTGCTACTCACTACTACAATCCAGAGATTTCGCAGCCTAATTGGGGCGCGTCAGCGGGTGGTGATTGGCAACAAATTGGTGCGCATTTGTTTGGTAAGGCAGGCGCATTTAAGACAGGAGCGTCAGATATGGACGGACAGCAACCTACAGCACAGCAAATGCAGCAAATGCAAAGGCGCGGTGGTTTGATGGGATTTTTGCAAGACCCACGGACGCGTGAAGTACTTTCATCTTTTAGTAGAAGTCGAGTTGGTGAACGTCTAGGCGAAATTGCTGCCCGTGACAGAGAGGCGATGAGGGGTCGTGAGAGCGACAATAAGACTGCACAGTGGTTATCTACCCAAAAAGGCGGTCAACCCTTTGCACAGGCGATTATGGAGGGAGCTATGACAGGTTCCCAAGCATATGAAGCATGGTTAAAACAAACACAGCGTTCAGGAACCAAAATTGGTGATAGGTTAGTCGATCCTGTAACAGGTGAAGTTATCTACGAAGATGAAACACTAGATGGACAACTTGATAAAGAACAAGTCGGTGTTGTTAGCCAATTAAATGGTCAGTTGCGTCAGACGTATAAACTATATGATGAAGTATTTAACGGCTACAATCTTATCAAAAGTGCAATTCAACGCCGTCAGGAAGGCGATGTTACATCTGGTATTGACGATTTAACAATTACTATTGCATTTGCCAAAATTCTTGATCCTGAAAGTGTTGTTCGCAGTGAAGAAAGTGCGGCTGTTTCAAGAGCTGGTGGTGGTATTCAAGCCGCTATCAATGCATTTAGAAACTTTCTTGATGGTGCAGGTACGTTAAGTGACCCTGTTCGTCAGCGCATTTTTACTGTTGCAAATGATACGGCAAAAACGTGGTTTGACAAATCACAAGAAGAATATGAGCGTATTAAGAAAACAGCAAAATTGTATGGGATTAGTGACGAGATTGCTGAACAAGTATTTGCGAAGCCTCGCGCATTAACGGTAACACCACTGCCAGCTGAAGGTGGTGATGGTGACAAACCAATTCCTGAGGTAATACCGCAGTCGGCAAAAGATGCAGGTCTTGAACAACCAGATTGGGACCGCATGAATGACGATGAAAAACTTCCATTCTTGGAGTAATTGATATGGCCGTAACAGCAGAACAACAGGCAGCAGCTGAAAAATACCGAAAGCGCATTGCAGAACAAGATCAAGTACGAGAAGAAACGCCTACACAACGTGGTCGTGCATTTCTTCAAGGCCTAACATTTGGTACAGCAGATGAAATAGAAGCATGGCTTCGCAGTGCAAATGACGAAGAATATGAGCAACTGCTAAACGAAATTCGCGGCAATCTTGATGCGTATTCACAAGCTCGACCATGGGAAGCTGGTATAGCAGAAATTGGTGGTGCGGCATTACCTGCTCTTGTCGCTACAGTTATGACTGGTGGTTCAGCATTAGCGGCAGTTGGTGCGCGATTACCTAAACTTACTCAGTTAATCGGTAAAGCTACTGGTAAATTATTTGGAACGTCTGGTACTCAAACAATTACTGGCGGTGCTGTGGTTGGTGCGGGTCAAGGTGCTGCAACAGGTTTCGGTACTGGTGAAGGCGGATTTGAAGAACGCTTGCGTGGGGCAACAGGTGGTGGTGTAATTGGTCTTGGTACAGGTGCAGCAGGTCAGTTTGCAGGTGATATACTTGCAAAAGGCGTAGATGGTTTTATTGATTGGGTTCGCAGAAGCAAAGGCGCAAAAGCAAGTAGTGCGGCAGAACGTGAAATCCAAAGACTTGCAAAAGAGCGCGGTATTAGTGCTGATGATGCATATCGTGAGGTCATGGAAGGTGGCTTATTAGTAGAAAACGCAACTCTGCGCGATGCAATGCGAGCATATCGTGCTCAAGGTGGTGAAGCAGCCGAGATATTACGTCAAGGTTTGAAGCCACGCCCATCCGTTACTCGTCGTGATGTGACAGAATATTTGGAAAAAACTCTTGGTGGTGCTGATCAAAATATTATTAAACAAAATACGTCACGTTTGGCAGAGCTAAAAGATGAAGCAAACAAACTGTATAAACAAGATTGGGCAAATGATAGTGTTCCGCAAAGTCTTGTTTCTGAGCTTGGTATGATTTTCCAATCAGCTCCGCGTGCATTTGATGAAGTACAAGAAGCAATTCAAGCAACGCCTGGTGCTGAAATGTTTTTTAAACTAGATGATGCAGGTCGAGTGGTTGTTACTGGTACGCCAACAATTGGTCAGGCAGAAATGGTGCGTAGAGCAATAGCAAATCGCGTAAGTTCTTTGTACAAAGAGGGCAAAGGAGCCGCCGCCGAAGCACTTGGTGATCTGGAAGGTACTTTACGCAATATCATTGACAATATCAGCCCCGATACACAGGCTGCGCGTCAAACATGGCGACAAATGAATAATGAGGGTGGTGCTTTCGACGTTGGCAAAAGCGTGATGAAAGCAGTGCCTGAAATTGACGTTGCACAAATTGAATGGGAAAAGGCCCTTGCTCTTGGCGATGAAACAACGAAGGCTTTCCGTTTAGGTGTTATGTCATCGCTTCGCAGAATGTTGGGCGGAGGCTCGGCTGCAGGAACTATTAAAAAGCTATTAGACGAAGATAATGCGCAAGGTCAGCTTCTTCGTGAGATTTTTCCAGAACAAGATTTGCAAGAAATGTTGCGTAGGCTTTCTATTGCAAAAGAAGCCAACGATGCTGCAAACGAAATTTTAGGTCAAAGCCCGACAGCAATTACAAACGCACTTGTAAAGCAACAGGGCGGTGATATGGATTTGCTAGATTTAGCAATAGATGGGGCTACTACACTAGGTGTTGCTCGTATGATAATGCGAATGGTGAAAAAGACCGATCCATCGCTTACACCAGATCAGCGTTCAGAAGTTGTTATGTTGCTTATGTCACAAGACGCCAACAGAATTCGTCAGCTACTACAAGATGAAAGTGGACTAGCTGTCATTCAGCAACGCGTGAATAATGCTCTAAATTTTGCGCGCCAAGGTATCGTTGGTCGAGGTACAACACAAATGCAAGCACAAGAAGGCTCTGGTTTGATGGGTCAGTTAATGCAAACGCCGCAGTAAAAAAAGGAAACGATTATGCGAATAGAGCCATTAGATCGTGATACAATAGAAGGCATCGCACAGAAAGCGGTGCAAGATGCGGTAGATTTTATCGAAAGCGAAATTTCCGAACCAAGACTAAGAGCGCAACGATATTTCGATGGTGCCGTTGATATTGGTTACGAAGATGGTCGGTCAAAGGTTGTAGCAACAAAGTGCCGTGACGTTGTTCGCGGCATTAAACCATCTATTCAGCGCGTATTTTTAAGCAATGATAATGCTGTAGAGTTTGTACCTCGTATGCCTGAAGATGTACAAGCAGCAGAGCAGATGACAAAATATGCAAACTATAAATTCATGCAGAATAATGGATTTCGCTTGCTGAATGACGTTTTCCAAGATGCCATGGTTAAAAAGTGCGGCGTTGCGAAGGTGATGTATGACGATAAGACCGAAACAGAAATCACAACGCATACAGGTTTAACTGAAGAAGAGTTTATTTATCTGGCAGAAAGCGACGATATTGAAGTTCTCGAGCAAACTATTTCTATGGAAGTAGAAATTGATGCAGAAGGCATTGAAATGGAGCGTCCTATTTACGACTGTAAATTGAGCCGCACACTAAGTGGTGGTGATATTTCAATCGTATCAGTGCCGCCAGAAGAGTTTTTCGTTGATCGTAATGCTAGATCAGTAGACGATTTCTTTGTGATCGGTCACCGAACAGACCTTACAATCGGTGATCTGTTGGCAATGGGCTACGATGAGGACGATTTATTTGGTGTCACTGGCACCATGTCTACCATTGAAAGCGAAGCTGAATTTGAGCGCAGAGGCTATGCTGTTGACGAAGATGACGACGAAAGCGTTGACCCGACTTCTAAAAAAGTAGTTGTTACAGAAGCGTATATGAAAGTAGACGCTGAAGGCACAGGCATTCCGCAGCTTTATCAGTTCATCTTGGCAGGTGCTGGTTATAAAATGCTATCGTACGAATTGGCAGATGAAGTACCATTTGCGATTTTCGAGGTAGATCCAGAGCCACATGCATTCTTTGGTCGCAGTTTGGTTGATCTGGTAATGGATGACCAAGACGCAGCGACAGCAATGCTTCGTGGTGTACTTGATAACGTAGCACTTACAAATAATCCCGGTCTTGAAATCGTAGATGGTCAGGTTTCTGTTGATGATTTGCTTAATAACGAGATCGGACGAATTGTTCGTGTAAAACAGCCCGGTGCTATTCGTGAACAAGTTGTGCCATTTACAGCAGGTTCTACATTACCAGCATTACAATAC